TAGCTGTTGGGGCAGTTTCTGACCACCCTGAAGTTAATGAGGACAGTGCGAGGGTTGCCCATGTCACTGTAGCAGTTGGGGGACTAGGTGTTCCGGTTGAAGACGGGAAGTACACCCTCCTAGAGAGCGCCCTAGGTGCTGGAGCACCATCATTACCATCCTCAGACAACAGAGCCACAGTGTTCCAAGTGTTTGCATCAGTTATTGTAGCTTCTAGGGTTGATACATACCTAAATGTAATCCAAAGATACTTACCACCTGATGCTGGGATTGACCCCACCCATCCATTGTTAGCTACAATAGTTACACTCCCAATGTTTGTATAGTTATACGAGACACTGGAAGGTCTAGTTGGAGCTGTCTCTGTTGTAGTTCTTTGATACAGATAGATAGCAGTGTTACCTGTTGGTCCAGATGAGCTGGTTGAAGATGATGATCCTTGAGTTCCAGGCAAAGCACTACCCATATTAAGAGCTTGGGTTATTTGATTTGTCCAAGAGTCTAGGGTAGCATCTCCGGTAAAGGGTGGTCTGATAATTGCCATTATCGACTACCTCCTTTACTCGCTTGAATCTGATAGCCTGTGAGAGTCCAATCAAGAGTGATCTCACTGCTTTGACTTTCAATTCTATAGTTTAAAAATCTACCATTAAACCTGACGTCTGCTTTGTATTCAAGAGCACTGTCAAAAGTTATTGCATCATTAGCTGAGAAGTCAATTGCCTCACCAACCTTATCAATGCCATCATACTTGATACTCACTTTAGAAGGACCATCAAATAACAGGGCCATACTAGATACACTCTCAGTGTCAAACTCAGGGGTAATTGCCAAGCGTTTACGTTCTACTAGAGCATTGGGTAAAAACGAAGTACCATCCACACCAACTAGTTTTGTAGGGCTTCCGAGAAGTAGGTCTCCTCTGCTTGAAGACACAGCATTTGTACCTGTAGGTAAGTCTCTCTTAGTCCACACATTGTTGCGATAGTTCCAAACATATATAGTTGAGGTATTCCAAAACCAGATCTCATCATACTTATTAAACCTAACAGATTTAATTGTTGAGTTATTACGGAAAAAGTTTCTTACACGACCATCAGAAATAGATGCAATGGATCCAGGATGTCCTTCAAACTTATAACAATCATCACTTCCATATACAATGTGTGTACCATCTACTTCAATTACACCATCTGTATTATGTACACCATAGTTATCAGTCACTGTGGCAATTTGAAAAGGAATAACAGTAGAGTCAGTTCGCTGCATAGAGTGTATAGATGAGTCTGTATATACGTACATCACACCTTGTAGCTCTGCAAGATCTTGAATAGTTCCTGTAGAAGCTAAGATAAATTCATCTGCAGTATTAGCCCCTCTCTTAAAGGGGTTCCAATTCTGAGGTAGAAATCCTGGACCTGCAACATCAGAGGTTCTGACAGTACCTGTAAGGGTACGACCTCCTGTTTCTTTGAGGTTACCTGCAACTATCAAGTTACCATAAGATCTAACAACACCTGCTGTAACAGTAGACACAGGGGTGGTTGTTACAAAGACATTGTAAACAGTACCACCAGATGATGTGTCTGGAGTGAAGTTAAAAAAGTTGTTTGCGTAATCAACACCAGAAATTGTACCAATGTTAACCAATGTAGCGTCCGGAGATACAACACCTGAAGAGTTTATAGTAACTGTTTCAGTGTGTATAGGTGAAGATGTGTTACGAGGGAGCGAAGTAATCTTAATAGAGATTGAGTTACCTGCTCCTGGATTTACAAACACAGTGTTTTTAACTTCTACAGATCCTGAAGAACCATCATGCTCAAAGGAAGTCATTTCTTCTTCGACAGCATAAGAATCCCATCCGGGAAGAGGTGTCACTCCCGCTGTATCATCTTGTAGAAACACAGGGGTAGAGTTAGTATTGTTAAAGATGATATGATAACCACCATTAAACAAAGTATGCTGCCAACTCCCACCAGTTACCCCAGTGTTGACACCACCCTGTCCAGCCACAACAGAGAAGCTATCATTGTACACTGTAAAAGTTGTATTCGTATTATCATCTGAAATAACTACATACCTATCTCCAAGTGTTGAAGGCCAGAATGCAACGTACTTAACATTAGTGAGAGATGTAAGCTTATCAACATCGGATGGGAACCTTTTTACAGCCCCACCACTAAAACGAACATTCTTAACATCTGAAAAGACATTAGGTGGTAGCGACACTGCTGGAGCATCTTCTACTAGACCTGCTGATGCTAGATCTGTAATCGGTATAATCTGTAGTGGCATCGCTACCTCCTGTTTTAATCTAATAACTCACGAGCACTCTCGCTGTCCAGTAGTCGGATCAAAAAAACACGCCTCTGCTTTCTTTCTATCCGCCTCTGAAGGGATTTCAATCTGGCCCTCTGTTTCCGCTTCCGCTTCCACGGTCTCATTGAAGATTCCGTAGCGTTTTCCTGTGATCCTAAATGTAGTACAGCCCTTGGCTCCCTCTTTCCATGCCGTTTCGTAAACACGTTTGAAATCATCATAGCTGACATCACCTCCTACATTGCAGGTTTTAGAACAAGCACTATCAATGTAGTGCTGAGCCAAAGTTAAAACAGCTAAGTGTTCATAAACTGAAATATCATCTGCCTTTCGTCCTTCGACTCCTCGTGCAAAAGCATAGTCCTTAACGTTGTCATAACGTGGTCCGTCAAAAGTCTGGATGGTACGCTCGTATGAATGTGAAAAGACTGGCTCGATTCCTCCACTGACATTATCTGCCACGAGGGAGATTGTCCCAGTAGGCGCAATAGATGTGAGGTGGCTGTTCCTAATACCATGCTTTCGGATCTCCTTCTGAACAAATGCTGGGAGTGTACGAATAAAGTTACCCTTCAGGTACTCTTCACGATAGAGAGGGAATGCTCCTTTCTCTTCTGCAAGTTTTGCTGATGCGTAGTAGGTGTTGTCTCTGAGACATGCGAAGACTTTTTCCATCCATCGGAGGAACGGTTTAGACCCATACTCATATCCAAGCATTTCGCCTGCATTAGCAAGACCTGTAACGCCGAGTCCCATTCTCCGCTTATTCTTCGCTTCATCTTCTTGTTCCTTCAGTGGGTAAATAGTACGATCCACAACATTATCCATAGCACGAACAACGTGAGGGATGTCTTCTTTGAATTGAGCAAAGTCAAATGTATATTTACCATTCTTATTAATTAAATACTTAGTGCAGTTAAAAGAGCCTAGAAGACAGGCACCATAGGGAGGAAGAGGCTGTTCACCACATGGGTTAGTTGCACTAATGTCCTCACAGTAGTATAAGTTATTCATCTCTTGGATACGATCAATAAATAAGACACCGGGTTCAGCCCAATCCCATGTAGACTCCATTGCTAGATCCCAGATCTCCTTAGCAGAGACTGTTTCATGTACAATGCCATCAAAGATTAGATTAAAGCTGTCATCCTCTTTAGAGAGAGCTTCCATAAATTTATCAGTAATGCCTAGTGATATATTAAAACCAGTAAGCTTATCAGAATTACGTTTAGAAGTAATGAAGTCAACAATATCGGGATGGTCAATACGTAAGACACCCATCTGTGCGCCTCGTCTGTGGCCACTACTACTAATGGTTTGACACACTGCATCAAATATAGACATAAAAGAAATAGGCCCACTAGCTTGGCTCTCCAATGATTTAATTTGAGTACCTCTAGGGCGTACTTTAGAGAAATCATATCCTATACCACCTCCTCTTCGCATTGTCTCTGCTGCTTCTTTAGCACGATCCATAATAGAATCCATACTATCTTTAATTTCACCTGATACAAAACAGTTGTAAGCAGTGACAAGCTTACCAGCACCCATTGCAGACTGCACTCGACCAGCTGGAAGAAACCTTTGCAGTCCAATGATATTCTCTAGTAACCACTGGTGCTCTACACTATCACACAGTGCTCGTGCAATGCGCTTAATTTTACCATCAAAGGTCTCTCCCTTTTGTCTGTACTTCATTTCATCTAATTCTTGAGACAAGGGAGTAGATGGACCCTCATAAGTAATATTGCGCATGTATATCCTCGTGATATTGTTATATGTTAATTAATCCGAAGGGGGATCCTTAGACCCCCCTATAAGGAACTTAGAGAATTTCACTAAGGTTTAGTGGGCCAAGTGATACTTGTTGGGAATCCAGCCTGAGTTGGAACATCTCTAAGAGCCTGACGATATGTTGTCATATCAGATGACATTGTGAGGTCACTTGCAGAAGTCCAATCTGTTTTTGCTAAAAGGGAGTTACGCTCACTTCGGGCTTTATCAGCATTAAGAGCGGGTAGTGCAGCCAAATAGCTTGCATATGAGGTTTCACCTTCCGCAATCTCTTCGGCTGTCATTTCGACTAAATTACCGTCTATATATTTATTTGTCATAATTACTTTACCCCTTTACCCCGTACATGTGAATTACACCCTGATTGAAACTTGAGTTGTCACTAGCTTTAAACCTTATGTTTGTAACTACGCTATCAGATACGTAAACCCCACCTGCAAGCCAAGAAGTAAAATCATAAGTTGTCTCAGTTGCGCTAGAACATGGAAGACCCACACCTGTCATTACTGTTCGAGCAGTCATTTTTGCCCCTTGTATTGAAAGGCGAAAAAAACTAGCACCGCGCATCTCCCCATCATGCATGAGAAGGGAGTTCGTTGCAGCATTGCCAGTAGCTCTGTTACGGTAATTATTGCTAATATCATAATTACTACCATTGTCCGTGCTGTAATGTGCCTGCAATTTAGGATAAAGGGCGGTAGTCTTTATATCACTTATATTTATTTGATACTCTACGTATCCCGTTGGCAGACTCAGCGCAACATATTGGACGTTGGAACTAATAGTAGTTGTAGAGAGCAACTCAACGGGGGCTGAAGCCCCAACTGCAGCCCAAGTCATACCTCCACTTGCTGCTGACTGTGCTGTAAGCATATAGCCGTTAACTGGAGCATTTGATATATTAATCTTGGCTTCTGTTACAGCTTCATTTGCAAGTTTAGGTGTTGTTATAGACCCATCCGAATTGGCTTCAATAGCGTAGTAGGCTAGAGCTGACCATGCCGCTGTACCATTACCCGCCTTTATTTTCTTAGTATCTGTTTCTAATGCTAACTCACCTTGTGCAAGGACGGGGTTAGCCGATGTCCAGTTAGCAGCCGTATCACGGCGTATTTGAATCTTATCAGCCACTTGCCGATCCTCCATTTATAGTTTGAGCAGCGGTATAAACACTGTTGGCAAAACCGCCATCTACTAGATTTACTGGTACTGCTGATTCGAATGTAGTGTAAGACACTACTTCCATCACATCATTGAGAGCAGCCCCAGTGGCTAGGATAATATCCGAACCATTGGTAGCTGTGAAATCAACCGCTGCGAGTTTTACCCCATTAAGAAACACATCAAGAAATCCAGGCGAGTAACCTCCCGTTGGGAAACTGGTCTGCCCTGCTGTACAATCAAATGCATCTCTTGTCTGTGTAGCCTGCGGGACTGGCTGTATGCCTATATATCCTGACATTCTATTCTCCTATTTAGATTATTTCTTCGCTTATAAGATTAACTGTGGTTCCACCATCTAATGTAAAGAACTCGTATGTTACTCTCTTACCTGCATCAGCAGCTGTTACAGTACCTACAACTGATGATGGTAGAGTTATTGTTGTAGGACTACCTACATTATACTCGTATACCTTATCAGTAGAATAGCCTGTCATGTACATCTTAATACCGTCTGCCCTTATGAAGAGACCTGAAGGTTCTGAGTCTTCTGAACTAACTGAAAAAACCTGCGAGTAAACAGCAGTCGTTACATCCCAAGCTGTGCTCAAGGTGTATTGATTTATGTCATCACCAGCTTTACCCATTACGTACATTTTAGTACCTGTGGGGTCAAAGTGTAATGAAGAAGATAATGATTCTTGAGCGAGAACAGAGAACGACTGATAGTAGACAGCAGTGGAGATACTCCAAGCTGTACTTAAGTTGTACTCATAGACCTTATTATTGGTTTGACCTACCATATACATCTTATAACCATCTGGTTTAAAGAACAATCCCTGTGGGTCAGTATCTTGAGAGGATAGAGAGAAGTTCGTCACGGAAAAGATAGCAGCAATATTCCAAGCTGTACCTATCCCGTACTCGGTAACTCGTGGTGGGTTATTACCAGCTATGAACACCTTAGTGCCATCAGACTTAAAGGATATACCCGTTGGGCTCTGTTGTTGATTATACATCGAAAAGTCTCGTACATACGTAGCACTAGTGACATTCCAAGCTACGCTTAATGCGAACTCATATATATAGTCATTTCCAGCATCAGCAATAAACATCATTGTCCCGTCAGGTTTAAAGAAAACCCCTTGTGGTTCAGCAATCCCAGCGCCCAAGGCGAATGACTTATTAGCGTATGAAGCTGCAGAGACATTACCAGCGCCCAAGTCAGTTCCTTTATAGCTATACTTCCAGTTAGCATTAGTCGGAACAGAAGCAAAGCTAACCGTTGTGTTGGCTGTGAGTGTCCCTTGATCAAAGAAGTTAAACGTACCCACATTCAACGAAGGCGTAGCACCCGTAACTGATGTGGGGTTAAATGTACCTACTCCAGTTAAAGATGATCCATCACCTGTAAAGGTTGTTGCTACTATGGTTCCATCAACAGTGGCAGTTGTCCCAGAGACCGAAGTCAGATGGGCTAGTTCAGAAAGTTCTCTTGCTTTGGTCATTATCTTATATCCTCACCAATAAGGTTTACTGTAGTTCCACCATCTGATGTGAAGAACTCGTAGACTACTCTTTGTCCTTCTACTGCTGTGCCACTGATTTTTCCTACAATCGCTGCTGGAAGGGTAATTGAATACTCTGTACCCATGTCGAACTGGTATATAACATCGTTTAACTGGCCCTCAACGTACAGATGCCGCCCATTAGCAGTTAGGGAAATATCCCTGATGTAGTTCACATCATTCCAATCGTGGTACTGTGTAAAAGTAGCTGAGGTAACATCCCAAGCTGTACTTAGTGTCCACTCATCTATGGTAGAATCATTAGCTGAGGCGTATTCTGATGTGAACATCTTAGTGCCATCGGCACTGAATGTAAGACCCCAAGGATTTGAGCCTCTCGCAGTGATGTCAAATGCGTTCGTCCACGTTCCTGTAGAGACATCCCAAGCGGTACTCAAGGTGTACATATTGACGTCACCATCAGTATAGTCGCAGATAAACAACTTAGTTCCGTCTGTGCTCATGTGCATTCCTCTACCTGTAGGGGCATAGGCTGATACGTTCAACTGGTCCGTTATGGTAGCTGAGGTTACATCCCAAGCTGTACTGAGGGTGTAGTGAGCTACGTTACCTGAGTAGGCAGCACCATCACCACTAACAAACATCTCAAGACCATCGTCCTTAAAGAATACACCGTAGGGGTTAGAAAGCTGAGTGCCAGTAACTATTGTTCCAGTATAACCAGCAGTAGAGACATTATAGGCAGTGGTCATGGTGTACTGATTGACGTTACTATTGTAGAACTCTGTAGTGTACATATAAAGACCGTCAGCACTAACGAACACACCTCCGGGTTCACTGCCTGCTACGGCAACGGTGTTTCCCGTGCGAACTATGTTAGTAAGGGAGTTTCCGTTGAAAACGGATGGCTTGTAGGTATACTGCCACTTAGCAGTAGTAGGGACTGAGGCAAACGATACCGTAGTATTGGCCGTTAACACCCCACTATCAAAGAAGTTAAACGTACCGACATTCAACGAAGGCGTGGCACCAGTAACCGCTGCAAATTTAAAAGGTTCAGTATTAATACCAGTTAACGCTGCACCACTTATAGCGGGTAAGGCCCCTGTCAGCTGTGCTGCTGGTAGGTTAGTCAGATTGGCGGCGCTTCCGTTAGGTGCTAGCGTATTAGCTACATTAAAAGTCTTATATGCAACAATTTCTAAGATATCATTAACTGCTGCGCCCGTAGCCAGCACAACATTTATCGCGTTCGTTGCCGTGTAGTCTGCGGCGGCTAGCTTGACGCCATTCAAGAAAACGTCAAGAAAACCCGGTTCGTAGCCTATTGTAGCAAAAGAAGTTTGGTTCGCCGAAGCTGTAAAAGCCTCCCGGGTTTGGGTGGCCTGTGGTACTGGTACTGTGCCTATATATCCTGACATTAGTTGCCCTCCGGCTTAGTAGGCCAAGTGATACTTGTTGGAAACCCAGCTTGCTGTGGGACGAACCTAAGCAAAGACCTATAAGCAGCCCAAGCAGCCTGATCTACAGTAGCATCAGCTATCTGTGTCCAGTCAGAGGATAACAAGAATGCATCCCGGTTACCACGGGCTACTACAGCAGGGTCTTCTGGCTCAGGTTCTTGCTCCTGTGCTGGGATGTCCTCTACAGCCCATGTGGAGCCATCCCAACGTGCCAACTGTTTGTCTGTTGTTGAGGGTGGTGCAGTCTCTATGCAACCCGCTGGGATGAGCATGTTGTTTTCATCCATTGGGTCTTGGTCTGCTGTTGTGATGCCTACGAAAACACCATCAATATCGGTTTGATATACGTTCATATTTGTGTCTCCTTAGTATTTAATACAAGCAAGTAGGGCTACGTTGCGTGAGCGTGTTTCGCTACTGTTTCCAGTTCCGCCCACGGTAGAAGTGTAAGCTTGGTTTTGAGCATAGTTAATGTTTCCACCTGAACCAACGCCTGAAGCAGCCACTCCACCATATGCCCGTGAGTGGCTGTCGTGGGTTGTAGTACCACTGAGGTGATTGTGAGCGCCAAATTGGCTAGCCTGTGCTGAACCAAATGCACGTCCATTATCAACCCCTCGGCTATCATCCCAACCACGCATAAACTCACCACGAAGGTCAGGTACAAGGAAAGTCGTAGAACCATCGCCAGCACCGAAAGTTGTGCCAATAGCGGAGAATAGGTCTGCGTAGGTCGAACGGGAAATAGCTGCACCGTTAGCCTTGATAAAGCCTGTCGGGGGTGCGTTAGCTGCATGGTATATCACTGCCCCGGCAGGAGTACCACCACCAAGACCTGTCAACGCAGAGCCATCAATGGAGGGTAAAGCGCCTGTTAGGTTGGCTGAAGTTAAGCTGGTCAACGCTGCACCACTAATAGCGGGTAAGGCTCCTGTTAGCTGTGCTGCGGCTATGTTGCCAGTTAACTTAGCTGCGTTAAGACTGCTTGCGGGTTTTAGAAATGCAGCATCTGCCTCTGTCCGAGTGTAAGCGTCTGCCACTTGAAAACTAGGGTTGCTTATTAATACTACTTGGTCCCCGTTTATTGCTGCATTAGTAAGGGTGACTACAACGCCATTTGCTGAGTAGTCAGTATTTTTAACTAGGCGGATGCCGTTGTGGAACACTTGGAGTGACAGAAGGTCATGCGCAAAGCTAAATGCAGTGGTGCTTGTAGTTACGGCGAAAACTTCTTTGCTTTGAGCTTGAGCAGTTATTCCAGCGTTTACTGGTCCAGTGTACCCAGCCATTAGATTATCTCCTCTGCTATTAAGTCTACTGTTGATCCACTGTCTGCTGTAACGAAGGTGTAGGTTACTCTGTCGTTTGCAGCGAAAGTGCTGGTTGTGCCTACAACTGTTGCTGGAAAGGTTATTTTTGGAATAAATCCTATGTCGTACTCATTCACTATGTTAGAGGCGTTGCCTAATACGTACATCTTAATACCGAGTGGGTGTATGAATAAGCCTGTTGTGTCAGTATCTTGAGAAGCTACAGAAAACAACTCCGAGTAAACCGCTGAAGTAACATCATAGGCAGTACTTAAGTTGTACTTGTAGACGCTATTGTTCTGATAACCACACAAGTACATAATAGTACCCGTGGGGTTGAAGGTTACACCACTAGGGCCAGTATCTTGAGAAGCCACAGAAAAATGCTGTGAGTAAACAGCTGAAGAAGAATCCCAAGCTGTGCTTAAGTTGTACTCATTAATGTACATACCATCATCACCGGGTGAGTACATTTTAGTGCCATCAGGTTTAAAGAACAGACCATTAGGATTACCATCTTGTGCTCTAATTAGTATCCCATTATATTGAGTTGCTGAGGTAACGTCCCAAGCTGTGCTTAGGTTGAATTCCCATACGTATTCGTTGGAGGTATTTACAGAATACATCTTAATCCCATCGGCCCTAAAGAATAAACCTGTAACTTCAGTACCTAAAGAAGATATATTTTTACTACGTAGTAAAGCAGCTGTACCTACATCCCAAGCTGTGCTTAAGTTGTACTCATTAATAGTGCCTGTATAATCCGCAATGTACATCTTATAACCATCAGGCTTAAAGTATATAGCATGTGGCAAGCTGGTCACACCTTTTGACTTCGCGAAAACAGCCCTAGCTATATCGTAGGGATCTTGGTGTTTTGCTACGAAACTGTATCTCCAATTAGCTGTTGTTGGGACACTGGCAAAATTAACCGAAGTATCAGCAGTTAAGTTCTCACTATCAAAGTAGTTATGAGTTCCTATATCTAAAGATGCGGAATTAGTTACTGATATCGTATTACCCATACCATTCCCATGAACGGTACAGTAATACCGCAAAGCATCTGGAGCATTAGCTGCAACAGTGAGTGTAACTTTAGCACCTGCTGCTCCTGGAGTTCCAGTAACCACAACCCCTGTGGAGTACGAGCTACCTGAAGCGTCTTTAAAACGTAGTGGGTGTCCAGTGTTTGTACTATTAGACAGATCAAAGATGTAGATGTATGTTCGAGATAATGTTAATTTAGGGTATGCTACCCCGTCAATAAAATACCTATTAGCCCCACCAGAAGATGCAACGGTTACAGCGTAAGTTGTAGTGACCGCATCGCCCGGACCTATGGCAGTTGTTTGTGGGTTAAAAGGTGAAGGTACACCAATTTGAGAAATGACAACTAAGTCTGATTGTTTACTCATTAGGTCTGCTCCAGTACGCTTACAATAACATCGCATGAAGAGGCAGTATCCGAAGTAACAATAACTGTGTCAGCTGCTTCCAAAATAACCTTACCATCTAGGACGGACAAAGCTGAACCTGTTGGGATTGCTACGTTCTTAACAAGATAAACGCCAGCTGTTTGAACATCTACCCTAATTTGAGAAGAAGTTTTATTTGCTAAGTTACAACCGATCATTACCGAAGTAGTGGAACCGGGTACTGTGTAAGTCGTTGTTGCACCCGTTCCTACGGAAGATGATGTGTAGTTCTTGAACGTGTTTGCCATTTTTTATCCTAACGCAATTGCGAGGGCCAAAGCATTACTTTCGGCGGCTGCTGCTGTTGTATAACCCGCTAAGGCATGATCGCCCCAACCATATGCCGTATCTGCGTTTGTGCCTTGGGCGGCTGTTGCGTAATCTGTCTGATTAAATGCTTTTACTTGAGAAAGGTTTGTAATCTCGCTATCCATCAAAGCGCCAGCGGCGGTTACATTAGCCGATCCAGTAACGTCTGCGTTTGTTGAAATAGTATCTAGTTTAGTACCGTCTGTCGAAACATTACGACTATCAAATGTTGAGTTAGTTGTAATAGCGCCTGTCATTGCGCCGCCAGAAAGCTCTAACTTATCATTATTTAAATTGTTAAAGTTGGCATCAACTTCATTGTGGGTTAATGACGAACCCTTACCAGATCGTGTTACAATGGTTGCCATGCGTCACCTTAATCTAAAGTTATATCAATATCGCCAGCCGGGATACGAAGAATGTCAGCAGTGTCGATTGTTTTAGGTGTAGCCAAGGCCGCGTAAGCAATCTGAGTGCCATTGGTTGAAGCATCAAATATTGCAATGTAAGAGATTGTACCCCAAGTGCCTGTTGCAGCTGGAAACTCAATAATATTGCTAGTAGTTCCAGTGTTTCCACTTACAGTGAATGTGGCAGACTTTCTGACATATCCATTTCCAGAAATTTCTGTTCCACCCTGCCCCTCCCCGGGATTAGATGTAAATAATCCAACATACCATGCTGTGGGGCGGGTAACTGAAGAAGCAGTAAAAGCGTAATTCAGAATGTGTGTTTCATATGTATTGGAAAAGCTCACGATAGCCCCCTGATTTTTAAGCGGCGGCCCGAGCCACCAGATTTAACTGCTTCACTTTCAACATTTATAGCATCAATTGCACTTTGGTGCAACGCAGCCCAAACTGGCAAACGACCATCATCCCCAAGATAAGGTGCAGAATGGATTAAAGAGCCATAAAGATATGCATCTTGAAAATTAGACAAAAGCCAATTGGATGTATTGGTATCACTTAACCTATCAATTTTGCTATAGTAATAAAGTTCCGTAGGGTACGCCTCAGCTGGAGTTGGAAAAAGTTCTATTTCTCCAGCGGTAAGTGCATAGAATAATGGAAGTCCAGAGACATTAGCACTTTTCGATCTTCGGTCAAGAATTTCCCCTTGGCTTATTAGATCAAGTGAGGAAGTCTTATTACTAGTTATACCGAACCTAATAATTTGTAAAAAATCATCAGGGACTTCGTTATATCTTGAGTTTAAATTTGCGCTACTGCGCTTTTCTTGACGCCAATGACGAACAGCACGGTTCATGTTATCTTCCGCCATTGAAATCCATGTGGGTATAATTGCTGCGCTATCGTCCCTGTTAATAAACAAAGCGATTGTAGATTGCAATTCTGCGTATGTTGCTATTGTCATTACTGTAACAATCCTTGCCTTTGTTGCTCTTCATTAGCACGTTTCTGCACTTCTTGTAAGGTTAGTAAGCCGCCGCGTTGTTGCGACCCTTGCGCCATAGCTTGCTCAACGTCCATAGCGGTAACGCCAAGCATAGTTGCCGCACCCGCAACGCCGTACCTTTTAACAATGTTTATTAAATTTTCGTCAAAGACTACGTAATTTCGTGAGCCTTGACCCGCAGAGCGGCTATCAGCGTCAAAGTACTTTATGCCGGGGATACCAGCGTCAGAAAATTCTTGTTGCGCGCCTTTTGGTCCCGCTTTCTTCTCCAATGCATCTAAAAATGATCCAAAAGAAGCTGGTTCACCAAACTGGTCGGTTTTACTTATTTTTTGCACTTCGGAAATCATGTTAATATCTGAAGCAAATTTTTCTGGCTGTTGGCTCAATGGCAAATCGTAATCAAGAAAGTCATTAGGATCGGCGGTAATGTCGATTTCATACATTGAACCTGTGGGGAATTGGCCAGTTTCTGCAAGCTGCTCAAGCTGCATTATTTTATTAGATTGTATTTGGCGCTGATCGTAATATCTTCTTTCCGACCCCTCAAAGGCCCCGGCTTTAAAACGCTCTTCAAGCCTATCAAATTTTTCATTAGTATCAAGAATGGCTTTATTAACGTCACCATCAAATCTATTAAGAACCCTTTGCGCTGCTGCGGTATCCATACTTGAAAGCTGGTCACGATATACCTTTGCAACGCCTTCAGCTTCAGCGGAATAAAGCCCACGACCACGGACTTGAGCGCCTTCTCCTGTACCTATTTTATCCATTCGCATTCTACCAAGCGGAAAGTCTTCCAAAACCTCCGCACCCGCTGGGATGTCTGGAAGAACATCTGGCGAACCTACAATATATTGCGTTGAGCCGTCTGGCATACGAACCAAGCGCTCTGACGAAAATTTATGAGGAGTACCTTGATATGCCCTGATCTTCGGTGGCGCTGCTGCATTAGAAGGCTTCAACCGCACATTACCCAACAGCGAACCCATAGCATCCGGGTCAACCTCAACGCGCTTGGCTGTATCAAGCAAACCTCGCGCGCCAGCCTTAACAGCTTTTGCAGCTGCATCGCCAACGCCGGGTATCAAACCAAGAACAGCCGTTCCACCCAACAATCCAACCAA